GAACATCCTCCAAGAGAACGATGAGGGGCAGTACTTCCCTACGATGTCTCCCTGTGTGATATGGCCTGAAGCTGTTGCATATCAAACCAGCTTTGAAGGCGACTTCAAGCGTGTGATGTTTGAACAACGTGCTTTATATAACCTGACGTGCTCACCAGTGAAAGGATTCAAAGGTGACAAACTAGCGAGGCTCAGAGGTGTGATGGGATTATATGAGCATAAGAAAGTGATATGGAATAAGTGGAGAGTCTGGAATGTTCTAGAAGAAGAGCTATTGAACTTTGGACATACACAGCACGACGACGCTGTGGACTCTATGGTGCTTACAATGGGAGGCTTATTAAGAAGGGGTAGTCTGCAATTAGACTACAATAAAGAGAGTTTCACTTTGTAGATATAGCGATGCGTGACGTTAGTGGAAGTCGCTTTTTAAGAATGGCCGGTAGTGACGGATTTCAACGTGAGTTAAATCGTAGTGCACAGCCCACTGGTACACCTGGATCCAGCGTAGGTGGCGGTGATGGTGATTTCAGTATTCAGCCTGTGCCTGGCTCTAATCAAGTAGGCGGATCGACTGGCGCTAGCGGAAGCTATGACTACTCGATGCTTAATACCTCACAGGATACAGATAAGCCAAGCTCTATTCAAGGACCTGGTTCGTTTGGTAAGCAAGTTGAACGTGAGAAATATTTAGAAGATAACAATATTGCACAAGGCAAAGACAGCACCTGGGAGTTTGCACAGAAAGGACTTGACTTCCTGAAAGACAATCCGACAGATGATGATGGTTCCAGCATTGCGATGAAGTACATCCGTAACGCTGCTAAGACTAACCCAATCAATATTGAGAAACTGGATGCCAGTATTCGCCAGCGTCCTCTGTATCACGAAGCCAAGTCCAAACTTGAAGGACTTAGGACGTTTGGTGATGTTGCACGCTGGAGCCGTGAAGCACTGCCTGACTTCAAGCTGCCTGATCCTATGGAAGCAGTAGAGAAACCTGACTTTGAGGGTATGTATAACCGCAGTAAGTCTGATCTCGACGAACTTGAGATCTGATTTACTAGACTAAAATTAAGCAATAGGATAAAGAATGAGTACCGTACAGACAGAGTTTCAGCAGATTCTTACCGCTGCAAAAGAACGCAGGGGTGATCTGTCTGTAGACAGTATGATTGTTTCATCCCATTTAGCTCAGATGCGGATGTTTATGCTGCGTCGTGGTATTGAATTTTATGCAGAACAGGATTCTTTTGGTAAGCGTAAAGAGTTTCTAGCGAACGTTGTTGAGCATAATATGCTCGAAATGAAGTTCGATAGTATTGTCGATTACTTCTTGTGTGACGGTCAGGGCCTCTTTTATTTCAGGCCATCAGGTGATAACTATCAGCTACTGTTCTTTACCAAAGACAACTACCGTGCATACCGAGATCAAAATAACGAGCTAGAAAGCATCGTGCTGGTCTACAGCTTTGAGGTCAAACAAAGCGATACCTTGCAGCAGTATGCAAACACCGGCAAGCGTGGTGGCAAGAAAAAGTATATTCGCCTCAAAGTTTATAAGGACCGTATTGAACAAACGGTATCTGACGAAAAGATTGAATTTGAAAATGAGAATGGTGCTCTACCATTCCAAATGCCTGGTTCTACCGAGACTCTGACAAACTCACTTGGATTTATTCCAGCAGTTGAAGTCTTCAACCATATGGACTGCACCGGTGAAGCAACTGGTAATGGTGAGTTCGACTGGTTGGCACATCAGATCCTGTATCACGATGAGCTGACCCGCAATATCCGTAAGAACCTCAAGTTCTTCGGCAACCCTACTCTGGTGAGTAGCCGTCCACGTCACGACCTCATTGAGAGTGGTGATGAGAATAGCTTCAAACCAACCATCAGTTCACAGGCTGGATTCGCACCGATGAACGGCGGTGGTATGCACAGCACTCGTGTGAGCCAACCGTTTGGATCACGCAGCATTGATGGTCAAATCAAGGTGCCTCGGGTCATTGCAAACCTGGAGCCAACAGACCGTGTGCAATATATGACGCCTGACAGTGTGTCTGGTGACCAGAACTTGTACGTCAAGAACTATCGCTCAGAAATCAGGCTGGCACTGGGAGGTGTCGATGACCTTGATATCAATCTGGCTAGCACTGCTTACGAGATCAAGACTCTCTACGGTCGTGTTGCAGCTACTGCAGAGAAGAAAGCAAAAGCATTGTTCCAGTATGGACTCTGTAAGTTGTTTGCTTTGATGATTGCACACGAAGAGAATATGTTCCGTGAGTCGTTTGCAGCAGCAATCGGATTGAAGAAACCAGAGATCCCCCTGCCTGAAGAATTCGGTGAAGACTTTAAAGCCTATGAGGCAGCGATGGAGAAATATAACAAGGCTATTTCTAGGTTTATCAAGAAGAGAGAAGAAGAGATCCGTGCTACACTTGAAACAGGCGAAATGCCTGAAGGTGTAGTTGGTCTCATTCCTGACGGTAGCACTAAAGTTAGCTGGCGTTGGATGGGAGATGTGTTCGAAGAAGGCACAGACGACATTCTTAATAACAGTATTGTTGTCCGTAACCTCCAAGAACTAGGCGTCGATTCTATCGAAGCCCTTAAGTACCTCTTCCCAAACAAGACGGACGAAGAGAGAGCAGCAATGCTTTCAGGTTATCCGTTCAGAATGGTTCAACAAACCCAACAGTCTTTAAATCAATTCATCGGATTACTCGGCAGCCTATATCAACTGCCACATCCACAGACACCAGAAATGCCATTGGCGTCTGACCCGAATCTTGATATCACAGGATTCTTATATAGATCACTCGAATTTTTACGTAAGGAGTTAAGTTACAGTGGAAGCTACAAGCCAACCGACGCAGGTCCAGTCCCCGACAAGCTCAGCGATGCCGATGAGCGCCGCGCCCGCAGCGGTCTCCCAACCCGCGATGAGCCAATCCCCAACATCGCAGGCTTATCAGGTCCAGGCACCGCAGGCTCCGCAGGTCCCGGCTTACCAACCGGCAGCGGCCCCGCAGGCTTCGGCACCTCAGGGCAATCCATGGCAGGAAGCGTTCCAGGCGCTCAGCGCCAGCTTGAATACCGCCAGCCCCTCCCAAACCCAGGTTCCATCCTCGGCTTACCTGACTCCAACACCTCAGGTGCCTCAACAAGCCAGCTGGGCTTCAACTCCCCAGCAAATGTCGGTGCCTATGGCGCAGCAGACTTACAGTCCCCAAGTTTCAACCCCCAGCTATACGGAGCAAGCTCCAATGCAGGGGCAAACTCAAGAGGCGGTAAGCGACGCGTATCTAAGTCAAATCAGCGATCAAAGTCTTGAGGTTCTTGAGCACTTTGGTGCTGAAGCCCCTGCTCTCCTCAACCAGTACGCCTGTGCTGTCGAGGATGCACTGATCGAACAAGTGCAGCGTGGCCAGTCCCAGTCTCTGATGCTTGAGGCTGCTGGTGAAGAGCGTGCAGCAATGAACCTGATGCTGACCGATCCCGACGTCCTGGCTGATTACGTCAACGACTTCTACGGTCCCAATGGCCCTTATCCCACCGAGACTGCAGAAGAAACTGCACAACGTGAAGCATATGAAGCCCGTGCTCAGTTCGAGTATGAGATTCAGCAGCAACAGCAGAACAGCGTTCCTCAGAACTTCCAGCGTCCTGAGATGGAGATGCCTACTCCCGGTCGTCAAGTGAATCCCGCTAACGACTTCTGGAATGGCTTCGGTCAAATGATGGACAACAACCCTGAGAATGCTTGGAAGTACCTGGCACAGGCAGGCCCTGCTGCACTGCAGACCAAGATGCTCATCCAAGAAGGCTGATAACTCAAGGGGGTCCTATTCGGATCCCCTTACAATAGTTATATAGAAAGGAATTAAACAATGACAAGTCCGTATCCAGTTGCTCAAGAATTACTCGGAATGAGTTCAGCCGCTCGTGGTGTGGGTGGAATGGTGAGCCCTGTTCGTCCTGGTCCGAATATGTATGACCAAGGTGGCGCGTCTAAACCTAGTGTCAACACTCAGCCTTATAACAATGAGCGTTTGGCAGAACAAAACATGCTGCAGAACATCACAAGTGCCGGTCCTCAGGCAAATGTGAATGCCGCAGGTGGTGTGCGTACGAAGGTGTCACAACAGTCTGATGCAGAATCAAAAGCTCAGATCTTCGCTGCAGAGCGTATGTCTGAAGCACTGTATGCAAACCAGTCTGGTTCTGCTTTGATGCGACTGAATGCAGTGATGCAAAGTCCTGATAAGTCTAAGTTCTTAAATGACATCGCAGTTGGTAAAGCGATGGCACAAGGTATGAACCCTGACTTAGGGCAAGAGGTTGCACAAGCTAGACAGTACGGTTGATAGATTTACTACAATCGTATTAGTCTAAGTAACTAATACTGTGCGTTTAGCTGGCGAATCACCGAAGCAAGATCCTGAAGTATTCCAGACTATTTGGAAGCACTTAAAGACTGATGGTGTGCCTGATCAGGCTGCTAATCAGATGACAGCTGAGATGCTAACGCACGGTGAAGATTTTGAGAGCAGTGTCGAGAAATATCAGCAGTACGAAGATAACTATAAGAGCAAAGGTTTCAATGAGCACGCTGCACAAGCTATGGCAGTAGAGGCATTGGAAGGAAGAGATGAGCCTCCTAGAGAATCACTTAGGTTTGCAAGAATGCGCGGTTAAGTGTTGACAATTGCTAGAATATTGGGCTACAGTTAATGTATACCCAAAAGAGATTATATGTCGCAACCAAAGATTTCAGGTGATTCAGTTCGTGCCTACCTGCGTGATATCGGACGCATTCCACTTCTAGAGCACGATGAAGAGATTCTCCTGGGTCGTCAGGTCCAACGCTTGATGGAGATCAAAGAGCAAAAAGAAGCATTGAATGTTGATAATGTAGGACTAGCAGAAGCAAGTGATATTTCACTTAAGCAACTCAAGCGGGAGATTCGTGAAGGTGAGAAGGCGAAAGACAAGATGGTCACCGCGAACTTACGGCTCGTTGTTTCTGTCGCGAAGAAATATACAAAGCGAAATATGGAACTCCTCGACATTATTCAGGAGGGGACCATTGGCTTGGTTAGGGGTGTGGAGAAGTTTGATCCTGGCCGTGGCTATAAGTTTAGTACCTATGCTTATTGGTGGATCCGCCAAGGGATCACTCGCGCAATCGCTGAAAAATCGAGGGCGATCCGCCTACCAATCCACGTTACAGAGAACCTCAACAAACTTAAGAAAGCCCAGCGTGAGCTAAGCCAGATCAACGGTTATATGCCAAGTGTCTTCCAGCTGTCTGATCACCTTGGACTAACAGTTGATGATATTAAAGATTTGATGTGTAAAGCACGTCAACCAACATCACTTGAAATCAAGATCGGTGAGAACCGAGATACAGCATTGATCGATCTGCTGGAAGATGAATCCCAGTTGCCTGAAACAATCTTGGAGCGTCAGTGCATTAAAGAAGATATGCGTGAGATGATCGCAGACCTTCCAGAGATGCAAGCTGCTGTAGTCAGTATGCGATACGGCATCGGTGATGACATCCTCGAACCAATGTCAATGACAGCAATTGGACAGGTGCTAAATATGAGCCGTGACCGTGTCCGTACTCTTGAGCACAAAGCATTGCGAGAGCTCAGGACTCACAGTGATCAGGTGAGTGAATATCTCTAATACAATGGAGAAAAGAGTGCGTTGTTCAGATGGACGTTACACAAGAGATTCTGAAGAATACAGAGATCTATGGAGCCAGTGATTACACAGCACCGTGGAGCCTTGCATCTTCTAAGAGTCTGAACTACGCAGCTGGTGCTTCAATCCAAAAACCAGTCCAAGAGCGTGTGACTGTGCTTCCTCGTCGTTTGAAGTATCAGGACACCACAGGTCTGTTTGGTGCAGAAAACGTATTCATCAAAGTCGATCTAAAAATTATTGACACTGGTAATCTCTGTTTTGAAGAACCAGGATGGGAATGTCTCAAGATTACGTTTGCTGATTCAGAGCTACTAAATACGTACTACACCGCAGAGTATGACGTCAATCTGGATTTAGAAACAGTCAATACGTATGAGCCTGCACAGATTACAAATAAGCTTGCATCGATCCCATCACCACACGTCGGTGTATCTCTAACTAATTTAAAGACTGGGAACAAGTATATCGATGCTTGGTTTGATGTACGCCTCTACAACAAAGCACGTGAAGAGCATCCCTATGATGAGATGTATGTTCCTGTCAACGATTACTTCTATATTGGATTCCACGCACGTAATACAAAGAGGCTACCCTACAACGTAGAGTGCCTCATTGGAACTGGATATAAATCAAAGAATGATATTGATCCTAAGTTAATTGCCAGAGTGCATTAAGCAACAGTGGCATTAAGCTGACCAGTGACGGAATTACCTGCTTGGGCAGAAGATGCAGTCACTTCCAAGGTGCGTACGCCGGAACCATTGAAGGTAACGTCAAGTCCATTGACAACATCTGAGCCATCGCTAGAAGTCAGCACATAGGTGACATCGGTAGCAGTACCGGAAGCAGTTGCAGTGTAGGTATAGGTTCCACCATCAAGAGGAGTATTCTCGCCAGCCAAGGTCACACCAGTCAAGGTCGGGGGAGCAGCAGAAGGACGGCTAGCAGCACCTGGAGGAGTGACAGTCATAATCTTGCCACCAGAGATTGCAGGGAACACATAGTGTTCGATGATCTCAAAAGCATCGGTGAACAGTGCAGCACGAGCAACTTCATTAATTCCGAAGAAAGTGAAGTTGAAAGAACCGTCGTGGTCAATACGGATGTTGCTGCTTGCGCTGGTATCAATAGCAAGCTTGACCGTTCCTACAGCAGTCGTCACATCAAAGACGGTGCAGGTTGCATACACGGTGCTAACGCCACCTTCAACCCACCAACGTGCGAGCTTAAAACTATCACCACCACCCCTAGGATTCAGCCGCACCATTTCAGTGCCAGTGTGCTTTTTGACTTCCTTAACACCAGTAAGGATAAGACTATCAGCCATTGCAATTAGTTATCACTTTCTTCTATTTTAGTCCATTTAAGATTCGCAACTGTGTTGTTTGTTTTACATCCATCGATATGACGAATACGACTGCAGCCTTTACCTTTACCTGGAACAGAAGCAGGTTGATCTAAGAACGCCAGCGCCACCAACCTATGAATAAGTACAGTAATAGGTTTGCGTCTGCCAATACGTTGAGTGAGATTAACTTGAGCATATCCATTCTTATTGATCCTCTGTTTTAAGATACGTTCGATCTGACCTTTAGTACTTTTGACCTGACCTTTCTTATTAATGTAGTATTCAATACAGCACTCATATCCAGGAAGTGTGTGGATAGGCTTCCAAATTTTATCGTTGATAAATTCCATTACCACAATCTTCTAGGGTACATAACATATACCATAACAAAAATCATTAATATCTAATTATGTGGCTAAGTCGAAGCCGCTTATAAACCTTTAGCTTACGGAGTTACGATCCTATGTGGATTGATAATGATTTTCCGAAGCTTCTTGGTGCAGAACTTTATCGTCCCCACCCGGCCTACATCATTGAGATGGCTGTAGAGCCCGTGGTTGTGCACGACTTCAGTAAGCAACCTGGTCAAACTGTGCAGCTTGACCGCTATCGCTTCTGGGGCAAGCCTGGTACCAAGGAGTCCCGTGAGCGGACTGCTGATCAAACTCTTGGATCTGCTTCCGCACGCAACATCGTCAAGGACAAGGTGCTCGTGACTCTGCGTGAGTACACCGGCCCCGCTGATTCCCGCGATACCACTCAACCCTCCACCTTCAAGGTGGCCCGTGAAACCCTGATCACCGCTCAGCGTCTGCTGCTGGACACCGGTAACCTCAACGTGTTCCACCAGTCCATCGGTTCGCTGACCCTGCTTGACGACTATCGTCGTTGGCGCGATCGGGTGTTCGCTAACGAACTTCTGAAAGCCGAAGCCTGCGGTAAGGCTGACGCTACCCAAGGTGGCTACTACCTGCCCGGTGGTAAAGCCAAAGAAGATTCCGATCCGATTGCAACCTACGCAGCTGGCGAATCCGCCAAGTTCGACGTGACCACCGACCTGCTGGAAGTGGTCAAGGACATGCGTAAGCGCAACGTTCCCACTTTCGCAGACGGTTACTACCGCTGCATCGTGGACCCCACCGCAATGATGCATCTCCGTCAGAACTCTGACTTCCGTGAGATCGCTCGTTATCCTGGCCAAGGCCTGATTGACCCGATGAACCCCATCGGTGGTCCTTCTGCCAACTTCTTCCAGGGAATGGGTCCTGCCTACGGTCAAGCTGGCTTCGTCGCCGGTCAACCCGTGATGCCTACTGGCTTCCTCTTCGAGGGTGTCCGTTGGTTCGAGTCCACCAACCTGCCTGAGACTTCCTACAACGTCTCGATTGCCGACGCTGGCACGACTGCTGCTGCTGATTACGACGCTGCTCAGTTGATCTTCTTCGGTCCTCAAGCTGTGGGTGTAGGTATTGGTGGTAACAACGCTCAGATCCTGCTGAACAACAACGACGACTTCAGCCGTTTCATCATCATGATCTGGTCGCTGTTCGCCGGTTTTGAAACGCTTAACCGCGATTTCATTACGGTTGGTTACTCTTTCGTTTATTGATAGGAGGTAACTAACAATGTCCGTAATTTTTCCCGGTAACTATGTAGCCCACCTGAACGCTTATCGCGATCAAGGTTGTGTGGCTATCCCCGGTGTTGAGTTCTACCGCGCCGTTGGTTGCGTGGTCCTTAACCCCGACAACGATGACATCACCGTTGGTGGTGTGCTTGAGGCTGGTGACTACACCCCTCAAATCCTGTCTCCTGACCTGCGTCAAGATGACAAGCCCCGTAAGGATAAGCCTATGGTTGTTCCCGCTGGTGCTGTTGTCTACCGCACTGCTATCAACGCTCCTGGCGTGAAAGCTGCTGCTGCTGGTGACACCATCGTGATCAAGACCCTTGGTGGCAACGCTCCCACCTCCGGCACCCTGACTGCCGAAGCTGACGAGTTCTTCCCCATCGACGGTGTGTCCTCCGCTCTGAACTCCATTGTTGACGGCACCGCCATCAACGTTGGTGTTGACACCCCTGTCGAAGTGACCACTTCCGCTGACTTCACTGCTCAGCTGAACCCTTCGGCTGGTGCTTGTCGTAAGTCTCCTTCCGCCATCATCGTGGAAGTGTGCTACTACCTGCCCGCACCTGCACCCGATGCAGACGACTGCCACATTCCTTACGGAATCGAAGCTGGTCAAGGCTACTGATTGCCATAAATCACTCAATCAAGGGTCTCAAATTGAGGCCCTTTTTTGTGTCTATAATATAGGGTATAAGTGAAAATTGTTATGAGTAAGTTATTTCAGGACACAAAGACTGGGAAGCTAGTTGAGTGGATCAGTAAGCACGATAAGGATTATGCGATGGTGCGTGATGCATCAGGCAATGTCAACTATCTGACTGTCGAACAGCTAGTGCCTTATGACAAAGACAAGGGACGTCTTGCCAAAGTATCTGCTCCTGAAACAACTCCACCTAAAGAAGAGGAAGCACCAAAGACTGTTGTGCCTATTGAGGAGACACGCCTCAACCTCAACACTGCTACTGCAGAGTTCATTCAAAAGCGTCTGCCTGGTGTGGGCTATGCCACAGCCAAGAAGATCGTTGAACTGCGTATGTCACTGAGCGGTGAGCGTTTTGCAAACCTTGGTCAGCTTGAGAATATCCCCAGGGTCAACTGGCAACAGCTAATTGAAGAGGACCTTATCTTTATTAGTTAAACTATAAATACTAGTAGTACTGATTAAAATGGCTAGCAGCATTGAAGATATTTTGATGGCAAAGGCAATGGCCGATGCTCAATCAAAGCCAGACCCTGCTGTAGCTATGGGGACCGGAGCAGCTCTCGGTTCACTTCCTGGTTTCATGATGGGTAGAGGTGTTCGCGGTCGTATGGCAGGCGGACTGTTCGGAGCAATTATGGGTGGAGGCTTAGGACTTGGTGTTCGCCAGATGATGGTGAAAGAATCTCCTGCAGCCAATATGTTGGCGAAAGTTCAAGCTCAAGGTAATTTAGGCGTGATGGATCGAGCACAGCTGCAGACAATTCTCAAAGATATCTACAACAATCCAGGTATGCTCTGATGCAGTTAGACGAGTATCTAAAGTCTAAAGTTCGCTACCACTTGGGATTTAATGCTGGTGCTCAGATCCCTGCTGGTGATCGTGCACGACTAGAGGAAGCAATGGCTTTAGTGCCAGATGAACTCTGGTACAACGAGATTGTTTACCACGTCAAACGTTGTGACATTGCGTGGAAAGCAAGTGCTGCAATTCCAGATGATTACTTTGATCCTGATGGCAGCCGTATCCTGAACCCATCACGGCAAGAAGTGATTAGTGGTGATGTTCAGCGGACAATCAATAGTTCCGATCCATTAAAAGGCGATGAATACTTCCGTGAGATCTACCTCCGTGAGGTGGACCGACTGGCTGAAACTCTCTATGTTCCTAATTATCGTCGTCCTGAAGTACGTCGTTATGCGTTTGAGAGAGCGGGAAGCGAGTTTATTATGGCCGTCCCTGGACCTGCAGATACAGCAGTGGGCTCCAGAATTATGCTAAACCTAAGCTGGCGGTAAGTGTAGAATAGACAAAGGAATAGTACCGTAAAATTATGCATTTGAATCCTGTTCAAGGGGGTTGGACTTCCCACAAAGTACGTAGCGACGATTACGAAGGTAAGAAGCGTGCTGCTCTAGCACAGTCAGGCAAGAATGCGTATATCCAAGGCGTTCAATCCGTTATGGATGATGGTCCGGGTAC